CACCATCGCTCTCGGCTTCGGTTTCGGATCGCGCTCGCCTGGCCATGGATTCGAGAAGCAACTGTGCTTGCAGCACTCGGCGCGCGCGATCGCAAAATTCATGACGCACACCCAGGGCGCCGGGATCCGCGTGGAAATTATCGATCCGTGAATAAAAAACCGCCCCGAAGGGCGGAGGCTCGGTCGGCCAAGGAGGAGCAGACTTTTACTGGCACTGTACCGGAGCGAACTGCGCCGGCACGGATCCGGACGGAGCGCCCGCTGCGATCACGCCCTTCGACGTCACGTTCGTGGACGAGGTGCAGGCCCACTGCATCACGCCGGAAGCGCCGGCGGCGAGCGCAGCGCCGCCCATATAGGGCGACAGGAGGATAGTCTTGCCGGCGATCTGCGCGGGGGCCGCGTAGGTGATCGTGATCTGGCCGATCGGCGCGGCGGTGCTGACGCCAACCGAGGTCACGTACTGCGAGGTCATCGCGCCGAGCGCTGCAGCGGCAGCCGTGACGCCCGCCGTGTCGTTGCTCGTGAAGCCTTCTTCGACCGCGATCTTCGCCGCATTGGCGAGGGATAGGCCCTCGGTGACTTTGGCGCGAACGGTGTAGGTCTGGTACTGCGGGATGGCGATGGCGGCGAGTATCCCTACTATCGCCACTACGATCATCAACTCGATCAAAGTAAAGCCTAAAATCCGGTTACGCATTTCGTTTCCTTGGGTGAAGTGAAGTAGCTATCTGCACTTTCCGGGCCATGCCCTGGATTGCCGTCCAGGGCGCCGGACTGACCATTCCGGTCATATTTCTTAGGCGCGATTGGTCACATGTGCCCTCCCGTGTCACATCGGCGCATCGATCAGCCACGCAATCAGAAACGGTAGCCACAGCAGCCCGATCACAACGGCGAACCAGAAGATTGGGCGGAAGATCACGGACGAATACTCCGGCAGCTGGGCTCTCCGTTCACTACCCCGGAAGTCCTTCGCGTACTTTGCTTCCGCGATGCTCGTGCTAGCCCACGCGCTTGGCCTTCGCGCAATGGCATTTCTGAGCTAAACCCAGCTGTCGAAATATTCATTCCAGGAGCTTGACCGCATAAAGCTTCGTGCCCCCGCTCTCCTGATAAGCCTTCTCAACTTCTGCACGCGTGATCATCGCTCTTTCACTTCCGTGAACGTCACGGTCAGTACCGTCTTGATAACCTCATCAGGCGCGAACAGGCTTTTAACTTCTATCGTGTAAACGATGGATTTGCCATCTATGATGTCTTGCGCGAACCGACGCAATCGTTCCGCGAAGGCTTGAGTTCGTTCTTCTTGGCTCGCAGTCATTCGAGGATTGCTGCCGAAAGTGTGAAAATCGTAGGCGCTCATGTGCATTTTGGCCGCTCGATCAACTCTGAAACTTCGAAAGCTCTTTCGCGCCAGGCGACCACTACCGACTCCAGAAGTGTGATCGAATTCTTTGGCGGAATTAGCCAGCCAACCGTTGGCTGCTTCTCGATCACCATCAGGCGTTCTTCCAGTTCGGCGACTCGCTTTTCGGCTGCTTCCAGTTTGCGCTCTGATGAGCGGAATGCGGCGATAGGATCGGAGTCAAGGAGGATTCCGTTCTGCCGCTCCAACTCCTTCACCCGTGCCTCGGCCGCTTCGGCGCGCTCCGCCAACAATCGGACACCTTTTACTTCTACCAACGTGTTGTAGTGTCTCTTCCATTTCTCAATCTCCGCATCCCGCTCGGCGCACTTGCGCATCAGTTCGTCGCGCTGAGATTCTAGGGTCTTGCGCTGCGTCTCGAACAGAGCGTCCCGCTCGGCGCGGGCGGCAAGGGCGTAGGCGCGCATATGAGTGGCCCAAGCATCGTATACGGGCTGGCTCATTAGCCTCATGAAAGGCTCAGGCAGCGGCGGCAGATCGTCGGCAGGGGTCAAAGGATTGGCTCCCGTGTAGGATGGATCACTCATGCTTCCGCTCCGGCTTGGCGCATTAAACGGTTCTGTCGGTTCTACAAAGGTAGCCTTGTACGGTCCGTGCGTTTCGACCCGCTCAATAGATCCCTGGATCGGCTTCGGCGCCGCGGCGAGCAATCGTAAATACTCTGCCCAATCAGCTTGACTTGTGTGATCGTAGATATGTCGCATCGCGGGATCAGTACCGCTGTTAATGGCATCTAGCACTGATTTCGGAAGCTCCTTCGGCACTAGCACGAATCGCTCGCGTTGAGCGAGAGCGGCATCGAGAGTTCTTATGTGTTCGTACCACTTGTGCCAATCAGGGCCTGTAGGATTGGAAGCGAGATTTAATTCAACGTAAGCCCTACGCGCCTGCTCCAGCAGCCCCCACACATCCGGCACGTTCTGCACATCCGGCGGGGAGGTCATGGCTGTCGTCCTTATGCGATGTGGACCGTAATAGATTCGATCATCCGAAGTCGTCACACTCTCCTCCCGCAGTGAAGGCGGCGCAGCCGGTGACCGGTCATAGGCCGAGACTTGCTTTCCGCGCGTCTTTGATGGTCAGCAGATGCGCGCGGGCCTTCGGATCGTTCGCTTTTCGGCAAGCAGCCTGGCAATCGGTCCAAAGCGCGGCGAGTTGCTTCGCGTCGGGCGCTTCTCGCAGGACCAGCTCCCAGTCGGCGATGATGACCTTGCCATTCGCGGCCGGCTTCTGCGCGGGAGGCTTATCCTTGCCGCCTTTGGCCCACTGAGCGATCGATCGGCCCGATGACTCGTCGAGAACTTCGCCCGGCGGGAACATGGTCCGGTGCTGCTCCTGAAGTTTGATCCATTTCGGAACGCCCGGATGATCCGGCATGAGAAGCGCCGAAGCCGTCAATTCGAACGGAAGCGACTTCTCGCAGATCGGCACCCAGCCATCCGTGCTAGTAAGAGTCTTCTTCGGAACAATCACGGTCTTGCCGTCTTGCTTAGCAATCTCCACTTTTGGCTCAGCACGAAAGCAGAGAATCGCGTTGGCTCTGACTTTTAGGAGGCTATAGACCATTCTTTTGTGCTCAAGCTTCGGCTTCGCCCATGACAGCAGTTTCACCCGCTCTCGCTTCTCCAAATCCTTACCAGCCAGCCGGTCCAACTCGGCTTCCTGCATATCCATGCAGCCGCCCTCGCCCGCCCACGAATGCGACATCGAATCCACGACGATGCATCCATAGCCGGCCTTGTCGGCGGCCTCGATCGCTTCCAGATAGCGGGCTGGACTGAATGGCTGTTCCAGCTCGGCCACATCGAACTTGAATTGATCGGCGTAGTGCTTGGAACGTCCGCGTTCGGTATCGATGACCGCGAACGGCTCGCCCTCGCAGATGCCGGATGCCATACGCAACGCGGAGAAGGTCTTGCCAGAACCAGAGGCGCCCGCTACACCAATCAGAAGATTGACGTTGCTGCGGACCGCTCGGCCGAATGAAATGCTCATATCGCTGCTTTCGCTTTGTAGAGACTTTGCCGCGTGAGCGCAAGATCAACGCTCAACTTGACGACGGCTTTCTCAAGATATTCGATACGCGTCTGCATTGCGGCAACTGTTATTTCGGTCCAGATGGGTTTCCCGCAACGGAAGGATAAACTAGGATCGCAAGGAGGAACCTTACGGCATTCAACAGTCTGATTCGCAATCATGCTAATTTCCTCTGCTCAAAATTCTCCAGCGCCCACGCGGGCGGGCTCGCCCAAGCGATCTGTTTCGGATATCCAGGCCACTTGCCGCTATCTAGGCACTGCTTCCAAAGCTTGCTAGCGAACTCGCACTTTTGCTGCCCGAGGTCCAGCATCATTGGATCCACGCCGACGAGCGAGCAGGCGAATGGCTCGGAGCGCTCTTGGACGAGGAAGATGAACGTTGGATTCATGATAGGGAACGGCGCGTCATCTAACGGTCCGCACGCCATCGCGTCATATGCTTCCAGGTAATGCGCAACCTGCACGTCGTAGCCCATCGCGATGATCTGGCGAGAGAACGAGAGCGGGTCGGCCGTCTCGGTGGATTTGTAGTCGAGCACAATTGGCCGATCGCGCACCTGTAGATCGAACCGCGCGCGCTTCCAGATTCCGCCTGCCTGCCAGATCACCGTACGCTCGGCGAAGCAGTCTTCTATTCGCAACTCCAATTCCGACTCGCGTAGATATTTCTTCGCGACCTCGACCATCTTGCGCACCGGCCCGATGTGCTTCGTCAGGAGCGGCAGCTTGCCTTCGAGCCGCACCTTGTCGCGCATGTCCTTCGCGGCATTCGTGCGCCAGTCGTTGAACGGGCACTCCACCATCCGATCGTCGCCCTCGAGCAGCAGCGAGTGCGCGGCGGATCCACGGTCGAAGTCTTCGGATTCTTCCGGACGATGATGAGGATTCAGGCGGGGGCTGGCAAACCAGGCGTGAAGCGGGCTTTGCGTCACGAGGATCTTCGCGATCGAGGATGAAAGGCTCGGCGAAGGAGCCGGGTCCTGGTGATAATCGCTCGCTGGCATATCGTCGTAGACGTTCACGCCCTGGTGGCAGACTGCAACAATGCTCATCTCATCTCCAAGCGTTGAACATCCGGCGCAGCTACTCCGCGCTCATCTCGAAAAGTTCCTGCGTCGCATGCACCTTGCCTTCGTTGGCAGCACGCATATTCTTGATTGCCTGCCGGTAATACGACGCCTTCAGCTCGACCCCGATGCCACGCCGGCCAGCCACAACCGCGCCGTAGACCTCGGAGCCGATACCCATGAATGGCGTCAGCACCGTCTCGCCCGGATTGCTCCACAGCACCAGGATGCGGTCGATTACGTCAAGCTGCAGCGGATGGACGTGCTTCTCATCTTCGCTGTCGCGCGCTTCGCGGAACGGGAGCACCCGCCCGATTCGTACATCATCCCAAAAGGCGCTCGCGTACTGTCGCCAGATCCAATGCGAATAGCGGTTCTCCGTCTGCTTGCCGATCCAGCCGCGATACTTCAGCACGTCAACCGGAGGCCGACGCTCGCCTGCGTATTCGGTCAGGCCGACCGGATGCGCGATCGGGATTTTGTTTTCGCCCGCTCGCCGGAAGACGAGCAGGTAATCGGCATTGGCGACGCTGCAGCGCGACGAATCGTCCACGATCGTCTTGTGCGCCAAGCTCTTTTGCAGCGTGCGGTTGCGCACCGCGAGCGGCTCTTTCCACACGCTATAGCGCGCAACGTAGTGGAAGCCATGCTCCTTATGCAGCCGGATGATGTCGCCCGGGAAATCGATCAGTGCATCGGTACCGCTGTTGCCGGTTGGCACGTCCGTGCAATGCACCGACGTCATACGGCCTGGCATGGTCAGGCGCGCAACCTCCTGCACGGTGAAGGCGTAGTGCTTGAAGAACTCATCGTAGTCGGCGCAGTTCGATAGGTCGCGGTCGTCCGAGCTGTAATGGTACAGACCGCCGAACGGAGGCGAATAGATCGAGAGTGCAATCGAGGCAGCCGGCAATGATTGCATGACCTCGACGCAATCGCCGTGATAGAGCGCGAACCGGTCGGTAATCAATTGGTCATTGACAGCCACGGCGGCGACTCCTGTACTTTGGTAAATGGCGAGGTACGCTCGAGGTGCATCGCGCTGTTCATCTCGCGCACCAGATGCGAGAACATCCGATCGGCTTGGGATGCCTTGCGCTGCAGGTTTTTCAGGACTCCAATCTCGCCCTCGGTGGTCACGATATCGACTGTGACCGGCTTGCGTTGACCGAAACGCCAGCAACGCCTTACCGCCTGGTAATACTGCTCGAAAGAATGCGACGGGAAAAGCGTGATGTTGTGGCAACTTTGGAAATTCAGGCCGAACCCGGCTATCTTCGGTTTCGTAACAAGCACGCGCACCTTGCCCTGAGCGAAGGCTATGAGCCGTTCTTCTTTTTCTTCGTCCCTATCCGCACCCGCTACTTGAACACAGCCCGGAATAGCCTGTTGCAAGCTATCGCCTTCTTCGTTCAGGTGACACCAGACCAAAGCCTGATCGCAGGTGCTGTTCACGAGCTCGGCGACTTTGCCGACGCGATCGCTTATCGTACGGCGCCGCTCCTCGCGCTGCTCTTTGAGTCCAGCAGCCGGCAGAGCGAACAGCATTCCATCGGCTAGTTTGCTTGCCTCGACTAGATGTTCGCGCTCGCTAAGCGACGGCAGAACAAAGTTCGCATCATCGAAGCCGAGGTCGGACGGCCGACGCATCGCGCGCGCCCAGGAGCACACCCAACGCCAGAAAGGCAACTCGGCATGGCCCTTGAAGCGCCACTTCACGACCTCACCTCGAATGCGCCCGGTCGCGCTGTTGTTCTGATCGTTCTTGAAGAAGCGATTGAGCATATCCATGTGGCCGAGATAGCCGAGGGCCTCGGACGAGGTACCAAGTTCTATGTAATCGTTCGGCGCAGCGGTTGCCGTCGCGAGTAGGCGATACTCAATCTTGCGCATGAAAGTGGAAATCTCGGTGCGGCGCGCGCCGTCGAATGACTTTAGAATCGACGATTCGTCGCATGCAACGCCGCGGAAATCAGTCGGTGTGAACTTGTGCAGCAATTCATAGTTAGCGATGTTGATACCGGGTCTAATGCCGCCGTCGCGCGAGCGATGCACTTGGATGCCGAACTTCGCAGCCTCCACGACCATCTGCGCGCCGACGGCCAGCGGTGTGAGAATCAGAACATTCCCGTTCGTGTGCTGCACTACGTTCTGAGCCCACACCAGTTCGATTGGAGTCTTGCCCAGGCCGCAGTCGGCGAAGATTGCAGCACGGCCCTTGCGCACCGCCCAATCGACGAACGCTATTTGAAAGTCAAACAGGAACGACGGAAGAAACGGCGGCGCGAATCCGAACTCATTGGATGAATGCGACTTAGCGAACAGAAATGCCTGATAATCGCTCACGTCATCCCCTCGATCGCCTCATCGATCTTCTTTCGGAAGTGCCTCTGGATTCGCGGCACCAGCCGAAACGTCGGAAAGCGCACGTCGGCGGACTGGGCGAAGTACAGCGTCTCGCCGTTCGAGAAGCTGATCCGCTCGCACGCGCGGCCGTTGACCGTGACGCGGTGGATTTCCTTGCGATGGCTGGCGAGCGGGAGGGGGATCATGGTTTCTGCCATACGATGCGCTGCCAATCGCTACATCCGAAATGTTGGTACATCTCGATTGGAGGACAGAAGCGAAATTGTTCGCAGAATGGACGGCCGGCAGGAACGAGCGGTCCATTCGAATCAAGCCATCGGCAATGCCTGCACTCGTGCGGCACATCTGGAGATTTCTGCCTCTGTTCCAGTACGGCGTCGATGTCCCGCGCAAGTTCCTCGCTGTCGATCAGTCCATCGCCATCCTCACACATGACGCGAGCGCGTCGCAACAGATGATCTCGGATATCGCTCATCCTCACTCCCTCACGGCTTCGGCGAACTCGGGGGCGAACAGCGCTTTGCCACTTCGACCAGCCAGAGGGCGAAGGCAAGCGGCGTGCTATCGAATTCGCGCTTCGATACGCTTGGCCGGCAGTTCGCTTTATCGCGACCGGACCAGAGGCCGATTGTGTGCGTCGGCTCATCCAATCTAAGAGGCATCGCTGGAATATCGTTCCGCCTGATCCCGACGATATAAAGTCCGGTCGGCTTTGCAGCGCGATGGCCGAACCAGTGTTGATGAAGCGGCAGATACCAGCCGCCCCAAAGGTCGTAGCAATCGACCAGGAAATCACCGTAACTTTTACGCCACTGGATTCCAGACTCAAGCCATAGCGTCGATTGCTGCGGATGCTCAAGGACGCCGCCGTCTCGCCTGACTACCTTCACCGCGAATCTTGCTAGATCCTTTTCGCTTGGATCGGCTTTCGATTTGTGACGAAGGCTGGCCCAAAGACGGCACGGCGGATGCGCGACAACCGGATAACCGCCAGTCCATTTAAGCGCGTCCCGATCCTCGTCCCACACGTCCACATCCGGCAGCGTCTTGTAAACGCTGTCGCGACGGGCAAACAGGACGGCGACGGTCATTCGACCAGCTCTACCGTCACCCGCCCCACCGGCCGCCTGAACTTGATACCTCTGCGCGCCCCCTTCCTCCGATCCTCGTACCAGGCCGGATCATCGATCAGCATCGGGCGCATTGAACCGTCTTCGCGCTCGACCATCGTCATGCCGGCCAGGATCGAGGGCAGCCCGCGGGCGAGACGGCGGAAGATCATGGCGTCGAAGCGGTCGATGCATTGGGCGTAAGTCACGTGGCAATGATGCGCAACGCCGGCTCTGACATACATGCTCCAGCAGTCTTGAGCATCTTCCTCGATCGAGCGGCGAACGGCGTCTACGATTCTCATAAATTTCTCTGCTCCAACATCGCATCGGCCATTTCGTAGGCAACTTCTGCGACGTCAACGCCGTCAGTTTTTGCTCCGAGAGGAACTTTCGCGATGGCATCCGCCATCAGACATTGCATTGCTTTGGCCGCGAAGTAATCGCGCAGGCTCATGCCACCAGTGACGACACGATGCAGATGACCGGCTTCATCTGCTACATTGATGATCGTCGGAAACGCCGGCCCTCCGTCATCGCGCTCGCTCATGCCTGCCCCTTTCCAGTCATAAGCCAGAGTCCTGTGGGAAATTTAAATCCTTATTGAGCCCGCGAATCAGTCCTTCCAACCTTGCAATTTCACGATCGCGCGGATCATCTCGCGGTTCGGTTTCGGATGCTTCGATACCGAATGCTGCAAGCCATTCGTCCGATGCTTCCATGCATTTCGTCAGATAGACATTTGTCACTTGCCGCAACTTGTCCAATTTGGCCCTGAGACTTTCAATCTCGTCTGCGGCTTCCTTGCGATCAGACAGCAACCAGCGCCAGTCGATACCGTGTTGATCGCGCGGCAATTCATAGGGCAAACGCAAGCGCTCCACGATATCCATCGGACCGGTCGCGCTCACGCCCGCCCCTTCGCCTGCTCGTGTTTCGGAAAATATAGCGTCCCTTCAACACCGCTGATAAGGCCGGTCTCAGGTGAGCCGACGAAACTCGGCGCCCATGCGTCTTTGCAGACATTGAGCCAAGCTTCGTAGCTCGCGGTATCGTTTCCGCATGCGCTCGCTCCGGTATCCGCAAGCCAGCGTGCCAACTCTTCGGCAGTTGCGAAGGCCGGACTGATCGGTGTGCCCTCCGAGGTATCCTCATACATCATGTAGTGAGTACGCTCGGATTCGGGCCAGTTCGGCATGTAATCGCTCAAGTCAGGCGCCTGCCCGTACCAGTCGATTGCCTCTTGCAAGCCCTCGCTGTTTGCCTTCTCAAGGAAACCAGAGCCGTCGTATCTCTCGCCCGGATAAAGAGGCTTGAAGCGTCCAGTCTGCTCATCTTTTGGATGCTGCCAATCTTTTGGCACCATTCGTACTTCGCGTCCCATCATTGACCCCCTTGATCCTTGCCGGCTGAATGCTTGATGTGCGCAAAGGTCAACCTGATGTTCACCGGCTCATACAAATTGTGCTGCGGATTCTCGTCCAGCCGATAGTCCGGATGCAGCACCCAGCTATGGGCGAGGTAGGCTTTGGCCTCGGAAATCGTCATACGGGTTCTTCCATTGGCAGCCGGTAACTCATGCCTTCACGCTCCGACACCTGATTGAAAGCATCGATCACGGCTTTTGCCAGATCGATCCCTTCGCGTGCGGCTAGAAGATCGGCATAGATGATCGTATCGGCTATCTCCTTGGCAAGCTTGGCGACAAGTGCCGGCCGATTCTCATTGTTCTTCGAGGCGATTCCGCCGTCCACGCGTGCAAGCTTCTTCGCCACATTGGCGGCCTCACCGGCTTCGCCGCACATCGCGCCGGCCCATTCAAGAGCCGACCAGCCGTCAAGTGTGCCGCCGTGCCAGTAGCGAGCGCGATCAACGTTGACCGCACGAAGGACCGCCAAATCAAGTGAATGTTTCATCACCACCCCGCAAAGTTGACCGCCGTGTCGAACAGGAGGCACGCGAGCGCCCCGACAATCGCCGCCGCGATCCAGTAGTCCCAGCGATGGGCGGATTCCTGGAGGTCGAGCATGGAGGGGGTCATGGGGATTCTTCCGGCTGCTGAGACTTGAAGATTTCCTTCGCCTGCTTGTGCATCTCGTTGGCTCCAACGCTCGCGCCTTGATAGAAGGCTACCTTTAAAAGCGATAGCATCATCTTCTGCTCAGCCGGCCAGAGGCGTTCCGTTAGATGCGCGTACATGGCCTGTGCTTTGGGCGGGAGTGCTTTGAGATCGAGATCCATGCAATCACCTCTGCGCGTCGAATCGATCCCAGTCGAACGGCTTTCCAGTCTCCAGATCGATGCACTTCCCTCCCATATACTCGCGCTGCGCCTCGTGCTCCTTGTGCCCTCGCCAGATCGCGCCGAGCTCGCAGATGAGATTCCAAGTGGCGTCATGGATGGCCGACTGTCGGTCGTAGGTGCGGCTCTCAAGATGAGAGGATGCATCGAGGTCGGAGCCGTCGTCGGCTAGCATCGTCACCGTCACGAGGACCTGATCGTCGCCGACCGGCTTGACATTCGCGCGGTACGTCTCGCCGTCCCACACGTGCGTCGAACCGTCAAGGATCAAGCGCTCGGAATCGAAAGAGTCCATCTTGGCCTCAACCTCCAGCGGATCGCGTTTGCCCCACGCGGGGCGGTCGTTTTCTGAGTCGGTCATGAGCGTTGTCCGGTTCGAGCAAGTTCGGCTTGATATTCTTGCTCGATAAGTTCGCACAAATGGACGTAGCTTTCGGCGAGACGCGTATCCATCCGCAGCGTATGCCAGTCCAGTCGATCGCCTTGGTTAATCCAGTTATGAAGAATCTCAATCGAGGTCATCGCTCATACTCCCAGCAAAATTCGCCGCGCGATGCTCAGCGGCGCCCCGAGACTGCGCAGGTACGTCGCCGCTTCGAGTATCGAGCCGGTCGTCATCAGCATCATGGCGAGATAGGCGACGTCGGACCAGGCGGCGAGGCCGGGGAGGTTCCAGAGGCGTTCGATCGGTTTCATTTCGCTGGCTCCTGATTCGATGGATGCATCGTGACATACCTATCTACGGTTGTCAACGAGATATCTTTAGCCAGTATTGACGATTGTAGGCATAGTCCGTACCATTTCGCCACATGGGCACCGACAGCGCGCGGCGCGGGCCGCCAATTAGCAAGGAAAATCAACGCCGTAAACGCGAAATGGCGAAGCTGCGGGCGTCTGGGCTTTCGGATGCTTTCATCGGACGACGCTTCAATCTGAGCCGTTCACGTATCGGCAAGATCCTTGGGCCGCGCAATGGGCAGTAAGCGCGCGC